CTTAGGAAGTGGGTTTACACGTTCTTGTTTTTTACCTCTACCCCATCCTATCGATGTAGAAGAGTTAAAAGACAATCCTTCAGCACTTCACAATACCAAGCATAAGAAAAAAATGCGTAAAATGATGCTTGAGGGTAAAAGACCTGCAGAATGTTCATACTGTTGGAAGGTAGAGGATATCGGACGTAACAATGTATCTGATAGAGTGTACCGAAGTATGGAGTACAAAACTGAAGATATTAAAGCTTTACCGGATACACCGTGGGATGCTAATGTTAATCTACGAACAGTTGAACTATCTTTTGATAGATCATGTAATTTTGCATGTTCTTACTGTAACCCTACATATTCTACTACATGGGGTAAAGACATAGATAAGAACGGCCCATACCAGAAGTTTAAAACTCTCACAGCTGGTGCTTATCAGCAAAACGGTTCTTGGGCTGACCCAGAAAATAAGTACTTAGATAAAAACCCTTATGTAGATGCTTTTTTAAAATGGTGGCCAGATTTATCAAAAGATTTACAAACTCTAAGAATTACTGGAGGAGAACCTTCTACAAGTCCTAGTTTTTGGAAATTCTTAGATTTAATAAGACATGAACCTGTTCCTCATTTAAATTTATCAGTAAACTCTAACTTAGGAGTAAAAGATGATTTAATTGATAAATTAATTGAAACTACTAATGTATTAGAGTTAGGTTCATATGATATTTACACATCTAACGAATCATACGGTCCTCATGCTGACTACCTAAGAGATGGGATGGTTTACGATAAATGGAGAAGTAATGTTATAAGAATGATTGAAGAGGCTAACATCAGACAAATAGTAGTTATGATGACAGTAACAGGTCTTTCTTTAATGTCTATTACGGAGTTTATGGATGATATGATGGAGTTAAAAAAGAAGTATGGTAAAAATATGCCTACTATGGATTTAAATTTCTTAAGATGGCCAGCATTTATGTCCCCTCTTAACCTACCAAACGATATTAAACTGCAAGCAAGAGAAAAAATACAAAAGTGGTTAGATAAGCATAGAGATTCTGGTTTACTATTAGAACATGAAATTTCTCAAACTCAAAGAGTAATAGACTATATAGATGTAGTTGATCAAGGACATGCCAGAGCAGAAAACGATAAAGATAAACATTTCCACGATTTTAAATCTTTTTATGTACAGTATGATAAACGTAGAGGTAAAGATTTTAAAAAAACCTTTCCTATGCTAGCAGATTGGTACGATTCTATTGAGGTAGACGAAACTATTCCCGATATTAAGGTTACTCCCGGTGGTATGGAAGGATGGGAGTTAGGTGAATATAAACCAGATATTTTGAAAAAAGCTAAACAATCTGCAGGAAACTGGACTAAAATAATTTAGACTAACACCATTCACTGTTTTACGTAAATTTTTTCATATTTATTATCGTAGAAGAAATGTTTAAACAACAACTGGTTTCGATTCTCTACTTATATTTATTATAGACTAAATAATTTAACTTAAAATAACATGGCAGAAACATTAATCTCCCCAGGCGTATTAGCAAGAGAGAATGACATTTCATTTATAGCACCTGCTCCTGTGGAAGCTGGGGCTGCTATTATTGGACCAGCAGTTAAAGGACCAGTAGAAGAACCTACACTAGTAACTTCTTACGGTCAGTATCAAAGAATCTTTGGTACCACTTTTGAATCAGGTTCAAACAAATATGAATTCTTAACTTCACTTGCTGTAAAATCCTACTTTAACCAAGGAGGTAATTCAGTATTAGTATCCAGAGTTGTATCTGGATCATTTAGTGCTGCATCAAACACAGCAGTTGTATCAGCAGACGCTGGTGATGCTCCTTTTACTTTAGCAACACTTGCAAAAGGATCTATTCAAAATAGTTCAGGCTCATCTAATAGTGATGGTTCACTTACAAACGGTACTTCTGATAACCTAAGATGGGAAGTCACAAATGTAGATAGTTCTACTGGTACCTTTACACTACTTGTAAGAAGAGGTGATGACAACACTAAAAACAAAATTATAGTTGAAACATTTAACGATCTTTCTCTAGACCCTAACTCTTCAAACTATATTGAGAGAGTTATTGGTAATCAATATAAGTCTAAAGCAACAGATGGGGATGTAACATACTTCAATTCAATTGGAGAATATGTTAACCAATCTAGATACATTAGAATAGCATCAGTTGCAAGACCTACGTTGAATTATTTAGCAAATGACGGCATCACAATTTCAGATGCTAATTACACCGGTTCTTTACCAACAGCACAAAGTGGTACATTTACTGGAGCAACAGGAAACTTATATAAAGATGATGCTCCTAACAACCATTTTGGAGACATTACAGACACCAACACTCAAGGTTTAGTAGCAGCAAATTATGCAGATGCAATTTCAGTCTTAGAAAATAAGGATGAATATGTTTTCAATATCGTTTCAGCTCCTGGATTAATTTACGACTTCGGTTCTCACAAAACTCAATTAGATTCAATTGTTTCTCTAGCAGAATCAAGAGGAGATGCTATTGCAGTAATTGACTTAGAGCAGTACGGAGCTTCTGTAGGTAATGTAACATCAGCTGCAGCTACAATTAATAGTTCGTACACAGCAACTTACTGGCCTTGGTTACAAACAGCGTCAGCAACAGGCAAGAATGTATGTATCCCAGCATCAGTTGTTATACCTGGAGTATATGCATTTACAGATGGAGCAGCAGCACCATGGTTTGCACCTGCTGGTTTAACTAGAGGTGGAATAGGTGACGTTATTAAGCAGAGAGAAAGCTTACAAGAGCACAAAGAGATACTCTTTATAATGCTAACGTTAACCCAATTGCAACATTCCCTGGAGCAGGTATTTCAGTATTTGGTCAAAAGACATTACAGAAAAAGAAATCAGCTTTAGATAGAGTAAACGTAAGAAGATTATTAATCGATCTTAAGAAGTTTGTTGGAGATGTTTCAAGAAGTTTAGTTTTCGAACAAAACACTACAGCAACTAGAAATTCATTCTTAGCAGCTGTTAATCCATTCTTAATCAGTAGTTCAAAGACAAGGATTATATGCATACAGAGTAGTAATGGACGATACAAACAATACTGCTGATGTAATAGACAGAAATCAATTGATTGGACAAATTTACATTCAACCTGCTAAAACAGTTGAATTTGTAGTACTTGACTTTACAATTGAACCTACTGGCGCAACATTTGTAGGATAATTTAAAGTAATAATATTTATAATAAAGAAATAAAATGGCAGTACTAGATCCAAACGAAATAATGTTTAGAGCCTTTGAGCCTAAGGTACAGAATAGATTTATTATGTACGTAGATGGTATTCCATCATTCATGATAAAAAATGTATCGGCTCCTAACTTCGAAGACGAAGAGGTTAAGCTAGACCACATGAATACATATAGAAAAATTCGAGGGAAGAGAGAATGGGGTAATATGGATATGACCTTATATGATCCAATTACACCTTCTGGAGCTCAAGCAGTAATGGATTGGGCACGTCTTTCTTACGAATCAGTAACCGGTAGAGCAGGATATTCAGATTTTTACAAAAAAGATTTGACGTTAAACATCCTAGGACCTGTAGGAGATATAGTTTCCGAATGGGTAATCAAAGGAGCGTTTATCACATCAATGTCTCAAGGTGATTTTGATTGGGCTACTTCAGACGTAGCAGAGTTATCAATCACTGTAGCAATGGATTACTGTGTGTTAAATTATTAATACCTCCCAATAACCACCCGACAAGGCCTGGCTTTTTAAGTCAGGTTTTGTTGTCTAATAAAATAAAAGTTCTTATATTTATATATAAACTAGTTATAACTAATAAAATTTATGAGTACAGAAAACAAATTTCCTACTGAAATTGTAGAATTACCCTCAAAAGGTTTACTGTATGCTGAAGATTCACCTCTTAGATCCGGAACTATAGAGATGAAGTATATGACAGCAAAAGAGGAGTATATTCTTACAAATCAAAACTATATCCAAAAAGGAGTAGTAGTAGATAAGTTAATACAAGCATTGATAGTAGATAAGTCTATTGATTACAGTCAACTACTTTTAGGAGATAAAAATGCACTACTTTTAGCAGCACGTATATTAGGTTACGGAGCTGATTATGAATTTAATTTTTTAGGTTCGGTTGAAAAAGTAGACCTAGGTAAGGTTGAAAACAAGGAACTTCACCCTGATGTGCAGAATTCAACTAAGAATGAATTTAATTTTACTTTACCTACCTCGGGGAATGTAGTTACATTTAAACTTTTAACCCATGGTGATGAACAAAAAATTGATCAGGAGATAAAAGGTTTACAAAAAATTAATAGAGATTCATCACCAGAGTTGTCCACCAGGTTAAAACATATGGTCATTGCAGTTGACGGTAATGGAGACAGTAAAACTATAAGAGAGTTTGTTGATAACCAATTTCTTGCAAGAGATTCAAGAACTTTTAGAAAATACGTTTCAGAACTTCAACCAGATGTAGATCTTAAGTTCTACCCAGAAGACGCAGAGGAGGGCGTCGATATACCAATCGGTGTTAACTTTCTTTGGCCTGACGCAGACATATAGACTACAACTTTTTAGACAAATTCATGATATAGTATTTCATGGAAAAGGTGGATTTGATTTCCATACAGTGTACAATTTTCCTATTTGGCTCAGAAACTATACCTATAAAAATATAGAGGAACACTACAAAAAGGAACAAGAGGCATATGAAAAAAATTCTGGTAAAAAGAAATTAGAAAATCAAGTTCAAAGAGGTCCTGCAATAAAACAACCATCATACAGTTCAAAGGCTCGCAAATAGCGGGTCTTTACTATTTATAATAAATTATACCAATGGCGATATTTGATGATAATTTAAACAGTCTCCTTAAACAGCTAGACGCAGCAGGTGTATCTACTAAAAGATTTCGTGATGAAATTGAAAGAGCACAAAAAGCAGGTGAAAGTTTAGATGAGATTATGTTAAATATGTAATCTAGACTTGAAACTGCAAACCGTAGTATGAGAGGTTTTACTAGTTCAGCATCATCATTAAACGGTATACTTAAAGCAAATTTAGCAGAGTTAAGTAAATCTAATTCTGCTATTAATGAAGGTAAAAAAGGTTATAGACAACTTACCAGTATTGTTTCTAAGCTAGCAGAATCTGAAGACGGTATTTACCAACTTCAGGTAAAACAACTTAAATCTCTTAATGAAAAAGCTCAAGTATCACTAAAAGAAGTAAAAAGTGCTGCTAACAGGTTAACGGTTCAAAGAGGTTTACATAAGTTAGAAGGTGAACAACTTGCCAGGAGTGCAGAAAGAATGTTAGCTGCTGGTAGTATTACAGAAGAGGAGGCAGCTTTATTAAGAGCAAAAGCAAGTAATTTTGAATTTGAAACAAAAGCTGCTGCAGAAGCACAGCATAGGTTAAACATAGAAAAAAACCTTAACTCTCAATTAGGGGTAACTGGAGCAGCTTTATCCTCATTAGGAAAGTTAGCTTCAAAAATAGGTTTATCTAAATTTGCTGATGATTTAGAAAACATAACTGAAAAACTTCAAAATGATATGCGAGTTAAAACTCGTCAAGCAGCAGAAGAACAGTTATCATTAACTAACCAAACGTACAAAACTGCAAGAAAAGAAGTAGCCACTTTACAACAACGTATAGATAATGGTGAAAAGTTAAGCAGAGACGATAAGGAACGTTTAAACACTTCATTAGATACATTAGAGACGTATGAAGATCAAGTTAAAACACTCCAAGCACAAGTCAAAGCATCAGGCGGTCTTTTACTTAAATTTAAAGCATTAGGTCAAGCAGCTGCAGAATTTGGTAAACAGCTTTTAGACCCGTTGTTTATTATAGGTGCATTGGTAAAAAACTACATAGAGTTAGACAAAGCTTCAGTAGATTTTCAACGTCTAACAGGACAAAATGCTAAAGCATTAGGAGGTCAAAACGATAGTTTGGTTACTTCGGTTGAGACTTTAGAAACAATGACAGCTCTATCTGAAGAGTTAGGACTTAATGTAAACGGTATATTTAGCCCAAAGGAAATGGGTCAGCTAGCAAAATCTGCTAAAATGCTAGGGTTAAATACACAACAAGCAACTAACCTAGGTAAAAGGTTAACTTCTAATGTCCGTAATGTAAATGACTTTAAAAGCTTAGTAAACCAGGGGGCAGATAGTTTTACAACGTCAACAGGAAAGGCAGTCAACTTAGGACAAGTTTTAAGAGGTGTTAGTGATACATCCGATGCAATAGCATTATCTCTTGGAAATAATCCCAAAAGACTTGGTGAAGCTGTAGCAGGTGCTCAAGCACTAGGTATGTCTTTAGGTAGAGTTGACCAAATAGCAGGTTCACTAATGGATTTTTAATCATCT